GTTATTTTAAAACTAATACCCGGTAGATTCATACTACTGCTGGGATTTGCCAATGTTACAGTTTGCAGTTGACCGTATGCTGATTGATATGCGTTTGTTGCCACTTTGTTTTCTTCCTCTAATATTATTTTACCTTGAACAAGCCAATTAAAAAATCTCAATCTCCAACTGCGGGACTTTGGAAATAATACATTGTATGCTTTATCATACCGATGTTTACGATCCGCAAGTTCCTTCATGACTTGATCATTTCCATTGCTACAATTTGTCCAACCTGAGCAGAAATGTCTTGGTCATCATGTATGACATTTAAGATCTCAATAGTCTCGTCCTTTTTGGGATCATAGCGTCTTGTAATTAACACAACACCACCACGGCCCACACTGACATCAAATCTAAATGTTCTGGGAATGTCGGGGTTGTCAAAGTCGGCACCTAAACGATGGCCTTTGCGTCTAGTGGGTTTACCGGTGGTAACGGGACTGGCATACACTGCTTCATCACATTTGTCGTAATCTTGACCCCATTGTACTATTTTGTTACATAACCATTTAATCATTTTAATCCTTTGTCTGTTAGTGCTACAACGACCTGTAGACGGTCTAAACTTTCCTTTGCAGTGGCCAGCGCATCTGCAACTGCCACGTGGTCTTGAGCAAGTTGTTCAATATGCCGTTCCATCGTAATTTTTTCACGTACCCAGTTAATTGCTTCAACGGCGTCGGGGGTTAGGCTTACTGATCCATATGGTCCATAGATTTGGGTCCAATAATTTCCATCCCATGTTTCTATGCGGGCGTTGTTAAATCTCAGAGCACCCCTAGCTGGGGCAGGCACCGGAGTATCGGCATTGATATATGGACCGCCAGCGACTTCATTGCCCGAGGTATTAATGTATTGACTTCCAGTTAGCCCACTAAGCATCCACAGTCTCCAATAGTTCTGGAGCTTTAGACTTAATCATTTCAACCAGTGCCATTTGTATGTAATCGTTCACAGTCATATCTAACCTATGTGCATTACGATAAATCGCCATCTCTAGATCACTGTCAAGTTCCAATTGTATCATAACTCGTGTGTCGTACTCTCGGCCATTAACAATAGCAGTGGCCTTTTCCACAAAGTCTTCTTCAACGTCTAGATCTGTGTAGTCAACACCGTCCCATGCTGTGTTCATGTCGATACTACGTGTGGCAGCTTCTTCGGCATGTGCTTTTGCATACAGGGGATTGATCATTCGATATGCACGTTCGTTGGTAAAGTCATGTGCTGAAACTTCGTATACTGTTTGCGTTTTTGTATCAAATACAATGTCAATGCTGTACCCACCTCGTCCATGTATGCCATTCCAATTGGCCAACATAAATGTGTCCTTGCCGTAGCAGTTCCACAAATAACGGTCACCTTCTGTGATTCGGTAATTGGCCAGCTCTAGCCATTGCTTTAGTGTAATCATGTCTTCTCCGGATAACTTGCTGATAAAAAGTCCACGTAACCTTGAATGTTTTCACTGATACGTTTCAAATCATACTTGCCACAAAACTTCAAAAACTTAGTACCAATTTGTGGTATGTCTTTTGGCACGCTATTTTCTGCGATAGTTTTTGCTATGTTCATTTTAACTGCATCGGGCTGAGCCGTCAAGTCCACAATGGTCACATTACGATGATAGTCATCTAGAACCTTGTGCTCGACGCCGTTATGGTCAGTCCAACGTTGAAGCATGAGATTGTTCCACGCAAATCCTTTGTTGTTTCTATCTTCAAATGCTTCTTGTAGGCCCACTCGGTTTTTAGTGCCTTTGGTACGCACACCTGGATAAGCACTAAACACATTGTCAGTAGCATCGCCACGCATACATTTTTCAAACAAGATCCATTTGGGATCGGGAATCCGTTTAGGCTCTTTAGTCTTTTTATCTATAACCAATTTGCCTTTCTTATCCAATATACCCGCCAGTGTATGAAGCTCGTCACTGATACCATTGTACTGTACAACATTGTCTGCAAGTAGTTGATAAAAGTCTGTGTCACTGCTGACAATTACATGTGAATCCTGTGGGTGTGCTTGTATCCATCCTGCCACCAAGTCATCTGCTTCCAATGCTTCGTGCCGGAGAACAGTACAATTTGACTTTTCGTAGAAGAACGTTTTGAGATCGTCAAAAGTTTCCCAAAATAGTCTATCTTCTTCGGCTTCTTTTTCTGTGAGCGCGGCTCTTGCAACTGCACGGTTCGCTTTGTACGGGGCATAAAAGTCCTTGCGCCAGCTACGTCCTTCTAAACAGATCACAACATGATCTGCTTTTTGTTCGCGGTATGCTTTGGCAATAGAGTTGAGTGTGACGTGAGCAGCAAAGCCCAACCTGTCCCAAGTGTCTGCTTGGCGAGCGGCCGAGTGACGTGCACGGAAGAATGTATTAGCAGTATCAACGATTAAGTATTTCATGTCATAATAATAGCATATTATTCATTACGTGTCAAGCAACTTTGGACAATTTTGGGATATATAAATTCGGCCCAGGCCTCGTGAGCATCTGCCCCAAAATGGTAACTCTTGGGATTAACTGTTTTGAATCCCTGATTCTGACACCAATTGTAGTAAGTGTAGTCTTTATCATACGGATTTAGATAGCAATTGCTCCAATCCAGTTTTTCTACATGAGCAAATGGTTCGTAGCAGGTAAAGAAATAATGGATTACTCCATCGTTTAATAACTTGCGATGAAAATTATATATAGCTCTATGTGATTTATTAATTGATGCTTGATAGTTTAATTTTAAAGCCCAATTCTTATATCGATCCTTGATGCTTTGTGGCCAATCTTCGCCAATGCCCCCGGCATTAATTTGCCAATATCTCTGTGTAACATCGTCCCACCATTCTTCACGTTCCCAAGTACTCCAGCCAATCACGAGTAAATCGGGTTTACCGTAGCATCGTAGATAATCTTGTGTGGTACGGAATATACGACTGTTACTACTTGCACTTTCAGCATCACAGTGTAGTATAGCACCCAGTTTATTTGCTATATGGCATCCATAACTCACACGTTCATTATCGGGATGCGGCTTACGGCCCAATGCCCAGAACTGGGGATCGTCTTCGGCAAAGGCGTAGTTGTTGACTGCTTCTGCAGCAGCACTATGACTGTCGCCGTTTACGTATATTATCATTTATAAATGGTTTTAAAAAGTCTGCCCAAGCTCGATGCCCGTCGACTCCAAAATGACTCCATTCGTCGGGTACATGTCCTTGTGCTCGAAGCCAATGACTGTAGATAAGTGTGTTATCGTATGCACCCAAATAACTATTGTCAAACTGGTAATGTGTTGTATTTGCCGATAAACTTTGTTCGGTATTAAAAAACAAATGCGGAATATTTCGCGTGTCTAACCAAGTGTGAAAGTCCCGTATCACATCGTTTAAATAAAGTGCACGTCGATGCCATACCTTGTTATCGTATTTAGCAATCCATTCTTTGTATCGTGTTTGTAACCCGTCGGGTAATATGTTATGCCCACTGGCATTAATTTGAAACCATTGACCTTTATAATTCCATTCTTCTCGTTCTATGGACGGAAAACCAATTAATACAAAAACATTTTGATTTGTTTGGTATACAAACTTTTTAGTCATTCGTATGCTACGTTCAACGCTGCTGCCGCTTTCGGCCTGGCAAACTAGATCTAGTCCTAGATCCTGCGCTGCCAAGTAGCCATAACTATAGGGCAAATTATCTGGATGCGGAGCATCTCCTAGTTCAAAATATTTTGAATCATTATAGGCCATGCCTGCAGGATTTTTAGTGCCATGACCAGCACTATGGCTGTCGCCGTTTACATATAATATCATTCTTGATACGCAGGATTGGGAAATTCCAGTTCAAACACATGGTAAGTGCCGGTATTTTCTTTGTCTCTGAGCATTTCCATTGTGCGATTTTGTTCGGCTTCATCCAGGGTTCGAAATATACCGCTCCCGATAGTGCCGGTGCCAATGCCAGCTGGAGAGATATAAAGACCATTACTGATTGATAATTTGGTCAATTGATAAAACTTTAGAGTGCGTGGTGGTTTTAAACCTTCCATTTAACTTGCCTCGGTACGTCCACCGCCAACGTCACGTCGATCAATTATTCTAGGACGTGCATCTACTGGTTGATTTGCTTCCCATTGCTCGTAACTTTCCATGGCAATATTTTTGCACACAGTTTGAAACCAACGATCAACTATAACGCTTTCTTCTTCGCCCGGCTTGCTTTGGTATCCTTGCCTTACTAAATTGGTAATAAACTTGTCATTCCAATCTAATTCAAATGCACCATTGCCAATGTTCTCTGGATCTAATTCAACGCTAATAACACTGACCCAGGGCTCGCCTTTTTCTGTTGCAATATCTTTTGCAGTCTTTTCTACTGCGGGTTTCTTCGCAGTCTTTCGAGCCGGAGCTTTTTTAACTTCTGTTTCTGCTTTGGGTTTTCTTGTTGCCATGTTGGTCCTTTATTTTATTTAACGGGTCGTGTCAGCAACCATAATAAATGTTCGTCTCTACGGTGCCAATGATGTTCGTACACAGGTTCACCAGGGCCAGTGTACATAGCGGTGCCTTGGTAGGCTCGTTCAAAAAATATACGGCGACCCGATCGTGCACAACGCCTAGGCCACAGTGCAAACTTTTGCCTCCACTGGGCCCGGTAGTAAAAGTGATTTAGATCGCTGAGTATATCCATTGGCAATTAAGTACCCCATTCATTTTTAAATAGTGGTACTTGTAGTCGATCACTGTAACGCCAACCACGTTGCATTGCTGCTAGTGCCACGTTCTTTGCATTTAACGTATAAACACTTTCAACACCGCCCACGGGCATTAAGTACACGTGTCCTACAAATCCAGCATCACGATATTCTTTGACTGCACGTTCTGCATCTAATATGTCTTGTTCGGTTGCAACAACAAACTTCAAATAAGCAGTACCAAACCATTCATATTCGCATACAGTCTTTGGTTGTATTGCTTCCGCCCATATCTCGCCACTTGCTGGTAACTTAGCACTAACACTAAATGTTATCTCTCTATTCTTATTTTGTTGTCGCCATTTAAACAAATACTTCTTGAAGTCATCGGTTAACTTTTGTGTACCATTTGTTTCAAATGTAATTTCTTTTAGTCCTGCCATGTTGACATTATCCAACAAGTCGGGATACTGTCTTTGCCAACCCAGCAAAGGTTCACCGCCTGTGATTACAAGATGCTCGTCTTCCCACCCCTTGTGAGGTAGTATGTCCATAATCTGAAGGGCAATTGCGTTAGTATCAAGCATGGGACTAAGATGCTTAAACCTAGGATCCCAACTAGCATAACTGTCACATCCAGTAGATACCAAAGGCAATTGTTTATAATCGTCAAACATGTGGACCACTTGAGCAATATCTTCAACTTCATTACTGGTTTCTCCTCGAGGCATGCCAAAGCCGGCACATTTAAAGTTACATCCAAACACACGTAAGAACACAGAAGGAACACCCATGTAACGTCCTTCGCCCTGTACACTATAAAATAATTCTGCTACTTTTAATTTACTCATATATTTTTGACCACTTCTTAAGTTTAATTTTTTTGTTTGATTTGGCAACATCTAGTTCACTCTGTGTGAATAGGCCTTGCTCGATCAAAATGTCAATCATGGCCAGTACATCACCAACTTCTTTTGCAAGATTTTCGCGTTGTGTGCCTTCGCCATTTAAGTATACATTGTCCACGCCAAAACGTCTACACTTGCTGACATCTTGTATTACTTCGGCACATTCCTCTTGCAATATGCCCAGTGCTTCTTCTATTTTTTCGTTCATATTATTTCCCACATGAAAATATACATTGTTTATGATCCAAGTTGATGTTATTATACAACAATTCTTGCAAAGAATCAAATTGTTTTTCTGCCGATTGTAGATTATGATGATAACAACAGTAACTTAATTTACCATTTGCTCCTAGATAAATTCCAGGTTGAGTCAAATGCATACAGTCTACCGGATCAACTTTGGTTTTTGATGTTGGCATTTGTATAATTTGTTTGATTTCTTTTGGGGCAAGTAATTTAAAACCATCTCCGGTGCGGTAGTGTCTTGCTTCGGTTATATCTCTAAACGACTTTACCAATTTGAATTGACGAAATCCCAATCGTTGACTGGTCTTTAAGCAGTCGCGTATTTGATGTTCGTTGTGTGTATACGGAATAAATTGCCAAGTTGCAACACCTCCGGCATCGATAAAACTGGTAGCATTGTCAATAACTTTGTCATAATCTGTGCCCTGTCGATATATCTCGTGTACGCCGGCCAATCCATCTATACCAAACCAAACATCGTGATCAACATTCTGTAACACAGTTGCTAATTCTCGCCACCACGTTGTGGATCGCAAACTACCATTTGTGTGTATTTGTATCTTTTTAGCATATTTCATTGCCACAGATATCAAATCTAAAATGTTGTTGGCTATCACAGGATCGCCAAAATTACCACAAAATTGTATTCCGTGCAAATTGGGCAATTGATCTAGTACCGATACAAGTCTAGCAATTGACAAATCTTCCTCGATCAAGTTGTCAGCGATACCAAACCCGTTTTTATTCCTTGGGCAAGCCGGGCACCAAGCATTACATTTACTTGACGCCTCTACATGTATCCATTGAATATCAGTGTTAAGCAAATGAATCTTCTTGATAAATTATGATTTTAGCCCGTTATTAAACCTTGCACATCTTCCCTCGACAATGGTTATCGAGGGATCTTGTCGAAACTTTTCTTCGGCTCGGGCCACATCTGATCGACATTCGGCTTGATTTGCGTACGGTGTCTCGACCGACATTGCACCACATTGTGTTCCTTGGCAAAAGAACACAATGGCTAGATACATGATATTAATATCCATTAAGCAAACAAGTCCTCACCGTCTTCTCTATGTCCTTCTCGATACGCCATGTTTGATTGTGTCTCTCTTACTTCTACTCTAAAACACCATAAGCGATCAGCTTCTCCTGGCCCCCACATATCAGGAATGTAAACACCATTTACATACTTGTAAAGCATGTCTGCTAGGCCCTCACATCCCAGTCTTGGCAGGATAGTCAGTTTAGCCATCTTTTTACTCTCTAACAACTTGTAGGTTTCAAGTTCGGGATCATCCTGTGCCACAAGCAGTGTATGATCAAATTGATCTTCCAAAGTCCGTTTAAGTTCTTTTAAGCCACCGTAGTCAGCGGCCCAGTTACGCACATCCAAATTGTCTGTGCCAAAGTAAAACTTCATACTAAATGAATAGCCGTGTATTAGGTTACAATGACTATCTGCTCGCCATTGTCTATACGCACACGGAAATGCATCGTGGTATTCTTTTGTACTAGTAAATTTATAAGTTGTCATGCTGTTTCTCCTATGTTAATTGTAGCATAGGCGGCAGAATTTGTAAAGCGGGAATGACGCCAAGACCGCTATAGATTATTTACTCAAATCAAATTCTTGTTTCATATTATGAGCCACTACATTGTCCATAAATTTAAGTAGGAACACACTTGCAGTTGAAGCATCGCTACCGTGAAAGTTTATTTTAACATAGCCAGTGCCGTCTTGTCTATAGTAACTGGGTTTGGCTTTACCATATTGCACAGTTTTTTGTTTTACGAGATCGGCTACTCTTACGGCACCATAACCGGGTCCTGGTACTTCGGCAACAGTACCGCCAATCATACTAAACCATTCACACATTTCATCTGTGATAGCATCTACATCTATCCATATATGATAGGACACAGTACATCCTGGTGGTAATGGTATCATTTTTATTCCTATTTAAAAACATATTGAGTATTGGCAACTTCAATATGATAGTGATTGTTAGAATCTTGAACTTGTATAATATAATTCCATGCATTATTAACTTGAATCGGTAACATACTGGGGATCATGCCCGATGCGGTACTGGGAACTGACGCATACAAGTTGGTCAACTCGTTAGTGAATACTGATGTAAATGTATTGTTCTTGTTGTTGATCCAAACTTGATTGCCTGGAGCATTACTAAATGTAGTTCCCTCTAGCACAATATCCAAATAGCCATCGCCATTGATGTCAATTATCCTGGGACTATACGATCCCATTGTGTTAGTATTATATCCCGGCAATGCTGTTGCGCTAATGTCAGTGAACCCGCCAGTGCCGTTATTCAAATAAACCTGAACATAACTTTGACTGCTCCACCCACCACCTGTGGCAAATGCCGGCATAGGTCTTGTAAAAATCAAGATATCGGGATGTCCATCGTTGTTTATATCTGCGGTCCTACAGGCAAAGTTATGTGCCGCTGGATTGGCTGTTGTTGCATTATTAAGCACATTCCAATATGGCATTGGCAATGCAGTTACCGAAGTAATTGCAAAAGTTGTAGGGTCAATGGTGAGTATATTATTGGGAACAGCCAAATTTGCATTATTGGCATCGGCAAACACATACTGATCATATCCGAGATTGGCAAAGTCGCCGGCGCAGACTGCACTACCATATTGTGCTATCGAGCCAGTATAATACTGTTCGGTAAATGCGCCTGTACAGGTTGTGCCCGATTTGACCTGAAGCATGGACTTACCACCTACGTTTAATACATCTAAACATCCATCGTGATTGATATCGGTTGCGGCATTTTGATCACTGCCGATGGCCCAACCACCAGGGTCGGTCATGGTATATCTATTTTGAGTATAGGTTCCGTTGGTGTTGCTGATCAATGCAACTTCAAAACCTGCAGGACTGTTGCCATCATAAGCATCGTATAAAAACAAGTCATCAATGCCGTCACCGTTAAAGTCTGCAACCAAGGGATAGTTGCCGTTGACGTATAATTGTGCACCAAATAATTGTTGGCTAACTTCTTTAACCGATCCGTCGCCTTGCACACATCCAACATATAGTGGAGCATCGGGAATAGCCGAAGAACTTACCCCGTTCAATCTAGCAAATGTCTGCGCCACAAAGCAAGTAGCAGTGGTACTGCCAAATCGACCAAATCCATAGTTAACACTGGAAAAATCATAATTGCCTACAGTGGGGTAGTCTACTATATCTGTAACAGTAACTGAATTATTCTCTGCTGACAACATGGTATTGCTTGGCGGAGCCACTGGAGGGGGCGATGATGGCGGTACCGGAATCGAAGCAACTCCTCCGCCCCCACCCCCGCAAGCGGTTAATACTAAAGTACACAGAATTGATGCTATATATTTCACAGGAGCTCCTGTAGTTTTACAATACCACAATTATACTACTTTAGTCATTTGGTGTCAAATCAGCGGGGAGCGAACTCTTGTTGCATTTTGATATTATCAAAGAATTCTTTCTTTACCCCAGCATCGTCCTTGAAACTGCCTTTTAATACTGTGGTTTGTGTTAATGAACTATGTGCCATAATACCTCGATTCTCACAGCATCCATGTGTTGCTTGGATATAAACACCCAAGTTTTCAGCACCTGTAGCACGTTCTATTTCCCGAGCAATATCGTTACACAACTCTTCCTGGAGAGTGCCGCGACGAGCGCACCACTGAGCAATACGAGTGTACTTGCTAAGACCAATAAGTTTTTGTGCGGCGATGATGCCAATGTAAGCGACACCAGTAACGGGCTGATGATGATGACTGCACATAGAGCGGAGCTCGCTACGTACCACCAGCATACCTTCGTATCGGTCTTCACTGTCGTTGGGAAAACTGGTTGCGTCGGGTCCTGCGACATATCTGCCCTCCATAATTTCGTTGAAATACATTTTAGCAAGACGTCTTGCAGTACCCTTGCTATTAGGATCGTTCTCTCTATCAATCAGCAAACATTCCAACACTCGTTCAAATGCCTCGGTTGCTTCGTCGATTAGTCGAGGAATATGTTCTTCTCGAACATAATCGCTAATGTTATCGCCAGCCCAAAAACGTTTGCCGTTACGTCTCATTACGGCACCTAAATAACCGTGCATAGTGCCTTCGCTATAACCACCCTCATCTATTTGATTAACGATGTGTTCTTTTTCTTTAAAATCTTGTTGTGCTTTATCGTACATTTATTTTCCTTAAGTCGGGATATTGATAGTATTTAGGTTCAGTGTCTGCGGTTGATAATTTATTTAGACCTTGTTCGCATAGTTCCAATGTTGGACAGTAGTGATAACCTTGTGTAAAATATTCTTGTTGTTCCCACGGGGAGATTCTAAGATCTCGACCATCACTACGTGCAAGACTGGCCCATTCATATAATTCAGCATCATCTGTTAGTATAGCACCACCTCGACCTAGTTGTAAAGGCTTTCTATGCCCAAAACTTATGCATTGCGCTTGTCCTGCTTGATACATATTGGGTTTAAGCAATCTAGCACTATCCCAAATACGAGTGGCCTCAAACTTGTATTCACCAACCCATTGTTGTCTATGTGGTAATGTGTCGGGATAAAACTCAAAATTGATCTTGAGTTGCCGCAACATCATGGGGATACTAAGGTACGTATACGGAGTTAAAGTAGTAGCGGTAATACGGTCATGTCTAAAGCACAGTTCTAGAGCATGTGTACAACCATCAGTTAACACCACATAAGGTGCTCCGGTGTATTCGGCTAATGCAGATTCAAACTCAAATAATTTATCAAACGCCATCTTTTGTATACCACCTATAAGCACTATCAACGATTGTTTCCAAGTCACTAAACAATGGAGTCCAACTCAATTGTCTTCGTGCTTTGCTGGCATCAGCATATAACTGTGCAGGATCGCCATGTCGTCTTGGACCATAGGCTATTTGTTCCATCTTGCCGTAACGGGCAGTAACATGGTTAATAATTTCTAAATTACTTGTACCTTTACCGGTACTGAGATTGTAAACGTGTGCACCCATTTGCGGATAGTCGTCCAACATGTAACTTGCACCTAGCACATGTGCTCGTGCAATATCCCACACATGTACATAGTCACGCACCGCAGTACGATCGTCGGTGCCAAAATCAATGCCGTTTAAAACGAATGCAGTGCCTGCAAGTTTGGCTTCTAACAATCGTGCCACAATATGTGTAGCGCCAGGTTCTTGTCCTAGATCAAAGTTGATGGGTTCAGCACCAGCAGCATTGAAATATCTAAAGCACATGCTCTGTAGTGCATACGCACCCCAATAGTCACGTAGTATACTTTCAGTCATGGCCTTTGTATTACCATATGGGCTAATAGGTTTTACGGGATCATCTTCTACTAAAGGCAGTCGATCGGGCTCGCCGTATACACTGGCACTACTAGAAAACATAATAGCAGGTTTTTTGGCGATATCCTTGACAACATTAAGCAATTGAATAGTTTTTGCTATGTTATTGTTGTAGTATTCTCCAGGATCTCGCATGCTGGGTCCTACTAGGCTAGTGCCAGCACAATGCACAACAACATCGGGCTCGTTCATGCGTATAAAGCTCAAGGCCGCATCGCTAGCAAAGTCATTTATAACCCAACCATCCATATTTTGTAATGTATGATCTCGTTGTACTTGGTCAATAATGTATACAGTATCGCCACGTTGTTTGAATGCACGAGCCACATGACTACCAATATAACCACAACCTCCGGTTACTATAATTTTTCTAATCATTTTAATTTATTGATAATGTCGCCAATTAATTCGGCAAATTTTATGTTTGTTTTTGCACCTGGGTGTGCAAGATCGTCAGCAAAGTCGTTTTGTAACATCAGTATTCCTCCGTCAAATCCAACAGAATTATTTAGGTTTAATTTACTAGACAGTGCAGATAATTTTTTCAAATATTCAGGACTGCAATGAGTACTGTGTTTTGCTGGATTGATTCGAAACGAATTCATTGTTGCTCCGGCACCCATCATGTCTACTAATACCAAAGGAATAGATCTTGATTCAAGATAGTGTTGTATCATTAATAACGAAACTAAATCGTGTTCTAGTTCGGCATAGACATTATTAAACTCAAATCTAAAAACATTAAAGGCATCTTGTTCGCTTTGGCTTTTGGCGTTTTCTATGTTGGCCCCGTTTAGAATACAAAACTCTTCGGGATTATCGTAGCGATAAAACCAATGTCGGTTGGTACTGGTCAGTTGTACGATTACAAGTTCATAATCATCTAACAATATATTGGTTGCGATTTTATGCAAGATCTCGCGATTACTATGTCCGCCATAGCTAAGATTAGTAAGATCAAGATTGTACCGGCTTGCAACAATATTGTACCAGCACCGTTCGTCATTGTGATTACCAATTTCATTCCATCCACAGTAATCACTTAACGAACATCCCAACAACAAAGTCTTCATTAATACTTGCTTTCGTGCGTGTATTTACGATAGTCAACACTGTTACGAGACCATTTGTTGTGTTCCCACCGCTTGTGTCTGTTGTTGCTGGTACCTTCCAAGATATCAACAACGCGATCAATAGTACCATCAGTCCAATCAGAGATCCGACCCATGTTAGGACTTGGATCATTTAACAATGGATACAATTTGTTGATAGCATCATCTATGCTCCAAGGCACATACAATCTTGTATGATCGTTAGCAAAGGTCTCAGGGAAACTCCTATAAGCAGGATATAGAACATTACATCCGAGAGTATCTGCTTCACTGACAGTGTTGGACACCCAATCTTGAAGAGCACAATTAAATAGCACCCTAGTATCATTAAGTAAAGCATAATAATCATTTTTCTCCAAGTCCTCGTGCAATGTCAACAATCCACGTGCCTGCATGTCACGTGTACGATTCATGTAACTGTCGTTGTTGCTTTTTAGTTTAGCACCACTAAACACACAAAACTCTACGCCTAGATGTGGATAACGTCGATTCCATTCTTCAATAAAGTCCATGTAAAAGTCTGGTTGCTTTTCTTGATCCCAACGTGCTGCAAAGCCCACACGTAGTGCACGTTCTTTAAACGGCTTTAGCTCACCAGGAACTCGTGCACGTACTTCCTCCTTGCCAAATGCTAATCCACTAATATTATACAAGGGGGCTTCCCAGCCTGCGATTTTCATGTGCATTACCATTTCTTCATTTGAGGCCAGGACGAGGTCTGCGAACGAGTCCACCATTTTCTCGTACAAGCCCATCCACTTAGACATGCCCCATACATGTACAAAATCGTCAGGATCAATACTTTGAGCAAGACAGCGCACAGCAACACGGGGCCGAAAATCAAGGGCAATTTGGTCAAAAATATATGGCAAACTTTCGATACCGGGCTGGAACATGTCTTCAAAGTAAATGACGTCTTCATTTGTTACATCTCCTGCTTTTAATCGTCGAATCAAATTCATTAGTTGACTCATACCAAAGTAAGTACGTCCATGTGCATCTAACACTTGTCCAGTAACAATAGCTTGGTCATTGCTTAATGTTTCGCCTGTGACTATTTCATAGTTGATGCCTCTACGCTTGAACACTGCTTCGTTCCAGTCTTGCAGTTGTAGAGTATATCTTGCTTTGTAGGGCTCTAGGCCCATGTACCATAACTTACGCATATTATTTGGCCTTTAAAAATGGTTCAAGTTCAGGAGCCTTCCAACCTAAGGGTTTGAGTACTTTACCGTCTTCACGTTTGCGTACTTTGCCATCTTCGCCAATCTTGGCAAAGTTAGTGCTCATTACTTCTTTCCAAGCACCCTCAACATCAGCACCCATACTGTGTGCAGCACCAATAGTGACTACTAGAATATCTATTAATGCATCCAGTACCTCAACATCATTGGCATCGGCTAGTGCTTGTCCTAGTTCACCGGCTTCTTCTGAGATTAAGTTTACATACATAGTAAACTGATCTAGATTGTACGTGCCCACGCTTTGGTCGCAGGCTCGCATAAATTTAGATTGGTCTTTAAAGGGATTAGTCACGATATTTCCAATTTGTGTTTGTGTCACGTGGACGGAAGTCTCTACGTTCTTTGGGATGTGGACTCCAATTATCTTTGGGATGCTTGCCGGCTTTGACACGTTGCATTTCTCCCCATGGAGTCTTCTCGTTGTATAAATGATTTTCATCATATACGTAGCCTTGCCGTTTACAAAACTCTAGGTATTCTTCGAGATCGTTAAACAAGTTTGTTACTTCGGGTTTCATACGAAGATATTTTTTTAACCAGGCTTCTGCCATTTGTTTTTCCTTAAATTACTATGGATTGACTTGGACGGGTGAGGTTGTAGTTAATGACGCATCCGTTTTCACCGTCCTCGGATACTTCAATTGTGACGTT